GATATCCCATTGGAATCTTCTTACACTTCTTATCAGTGTTGCAGTAATAGTAGCCTTGTTTACATTTCTTCATATTATTTATCTTCTTTAGACTCGTTATTATTTAGAAAACCCTTTTTAAGCATCTTTGATAACTCAGATGTTGATCCTACAAATAAAGCATTATTAGTGACACTATTTGGACTTTTGGGTGAATCTTCATCTAATTCTTTAACTTTTTTCTGTAAGTCAACTAACTTATCAGTTGTATCTGCAACTGACTTAATTAATTGTCCTGCAACTTCATATGCTCTTGGACTTGCACTTTCACCAGCAAGTTCCATTATACCATTAATTGCTTCTTGTCCTTTTTCAATTAATGAATATAATTGACCTCTTGTATATGAATAATCCTTTTCAACATCTTCAACTTTCTGCAACTGACCCTTATCAACAGGAGTTGCATCTACATTTACTATTTCGTTTTCAGAGTTTTGATTATTCATGATTATACATCTTTTTGTTGTGTAGGACTATATGTCTTACCATCAGAGAAGAATGAAGAAGTTTCACTAAATCCAAAGTCATCATCTGGACCTGCAGTTGTAGGATCTGGTTCAACAGTGTACCTCATTTCACGTTTTGCAGTTCTTGTATTCGTATCGGCAGCAATATCAACTTGAACCTTCTTGATGATACCTGATGAGGATGATGGTACAGGACCGAACAAGTAAGTTTTTGCTGTAAATCCCAATGTATATATTAATGCCCTTCTTGTTGCAAAATCTCCCTCATAATCATCTTGAAAATTCATTGAGTCTAGTACTATCGGTATATCTCTTTTTTCACCAATTGAACTTACCAGATCAATAGTCAAATTAAAAGATGGTTGAAAATAAGGTAATATCTGCTCTACAATCTGTAATGCATCATCATTTAATTTAGTTAAAATATTTAATTCAAATCCTATATTATATGGAACTGGCATAAAAACTTTTTTTAATTTACTACCATCAGATGCCTTAAATGATTGTGTGACTCCAAGTTTTCTTGCAGAATCATATTGTATTGATGTCATCTCAAATGACATTCTTGGTAATGTTGTTGCAATTGGTTTATTTAAATCTGCTTGTTGCTCCAATCTTGCAAGAAATTTTTGAGAAGGTCCGTATGCTAATGGAACTTTTAATTCACTATAGGTGCTACCATCAGAACCATCATGTCGAATGTTTATATCATTAAACAAAGTTCCGAACGATATTATCGTCTTTCTTATGATTTCATGATAGTAGTATGTTCCTAACATTAAAATGTACCGAATGGATTACCTTCTGAAAAATCGATTATTTCGTCTGCTGCGGTCTCAATTTCAGTTGCCTTATCATATTTATCATTAAATCCATCAGATATAATCCTATCAACTGTATAACGAGCACCTGAATCGGTTCCGATTCCAATATCACCAGGTATAAAGTCTTTGTTTGTAGTCCCAAGATTGAGTATACCGTCATCCGAATCCCATTTCTTAACTCTTCCTTTTGCACCAGATCTAGAACCAATAACCAACTCACCTTGTGTGTATGTTCCAATACCTGAAATTAGTGATGGTGCAGAGACTGTTGCATCTGCAGTTCCAACTGTATATCCAATACCAGCATCTGATATCAAAACTCTACTTAATTTATTATTAGCATCATCAAGTTGAATAATTCCAGTTGCAGTTCCAACACCTGAAATTGGTGTATCAAACGTAATATTTGGTATGGTTACATAACCAGATCCTTCATTAGAAATTGTGACAGATCCAATTCCTAGAGAATCAGTGACTAGAATAGAAGTTGCAGCAGCACCAACACCATATGATGTTGATCCGATACCAGATATTGTTGCAGTAGAACTTTGAATTGTGATAGTAGGAGCAACCGTATATCCTAATCCTGGATTTATGAGTAGTATTTCCTTGACTGAGAATGTATCTCCAACGGATGTTGTAATTGCAACTGCTGATGCGTCTACTCCACCTGCAGGTGCTGTAGTGATTGCAACAGTTGGTACTTTAGTATATCCAAATCCATCATTTGTAAGCACAATTTGTCTCACATAACCTGATGTGGTGGTAATACCTAATACTGCTGTTGATCCTGAAGATACCATTCCTAAACTTGTGATATAACCAAAGTCTGTCATTTCATCTTCAATATCTTGTGTGAGTGTCTCTACTGCATCACCTGCTATGTTATCTAATTCGTCTTCAAGTTCAAATAGTTCACACTTCAATTGATAAACATAATTTTTACCTAGTTGATAGAATGGTTGTTCATGCTCTACAAATTTTATCTCAAATACTCTTTGTCCTAATGGAAAAAATATTAAATCTCCTTCGCAAGGTCTTGTTGCAATTTCTCTTTCACTCTCCGGCATATCTGCCAAGAATGAACTTATAAAATCTTCAAATCTTTCTTTTGATATTGTTACTGTTAATTCATCTTTTAAACTCATGCCAAATTTGGTCATAATATCGCCAGCACCAGTATAACCTTCGTAAGTGTTAATATATGCTTCTATTGCAAAATTATCATTAAAGGTTGATGATTGTACCTCTGTTAATATTTCATCCTTTGATAAAATTGATCTTGGTAAGTATATAACATCAACACCATAAATTTGCAACTGTTCATTGATTAAACTCTGAACTAATCGTTGCTCACTTTGTGATCCTTGTAGAAAAAAGGGATTTAATGCCATGTGTCATTAACCAATAAAATCAAGAGGAGGTGTCTCATATTCAAGTTGCATTCTTTGACGCACATTATCTAAATCTCTTTCACCATCTTCATATATTTCTCTCCCATTTAATTCAATACCACCCGCTAATTTAACTCCTCTAAATTTCATTAAATTTTGTCCCCACTGTCTTTTGATAAGTGCTGTTAGATATAATTTTAAGAAACTATCATTATACACGCTAGTAAAGGTATTTGGATCTAAAATTCTCTGACAATCAATCACAATAAAATCATCAACTGCGATTGCAGTGTAATCCATATCTAAGTATAAACGATTTTGTCTTTTATTAAATCTGACTTGCTTGTCTGGTGTTAATAAGAAATCAATATCTTCAAGATATGTTTTTGTCATAGAGTATTGTAGTAGATCAAGAGAATTAAACCTATACAAATCATTTAAAAACAATTGATACTTTATACTAAACATGCCACCAGATATTGTGCTACTATCAAATTTAAATATTTTTTCAATTCCTATAACTGAATCTGGAACTTGTATAAAGTTTGAATTTTCATAAAAATTATTTGTCATGTTAGCCATGCCACTAACAGTTGTTGATATTCCCGAAGTGGTTACAATCCCCACACCTGATGTTCCGTTTGCTTTTCCTCTATCAATATCATCCTGTGTAAATTTATATTTTAAATACATTCTCTCAACACCATCAAAATGACGCTCATTGAAGATTTGAAGAGCATCATCAACTAAGTCATCTATTTGATCATCATCAACATTTATTTCTAATACAGGAGCACCTAATCTCCTTAAAGAATAATTTATTAATTCTTGTCTACTACTTGGTTTTGCCATCAGAACGAGCCTCCATCGATCAATCCTGCAGTTAATGTTCCAGTGATGTCTGCAGTGCCACCTACAGTAAAGTTATTGGTAACATTGGATGTTGCTGCGGTTAATATACCAGTAATGTTTCCATTTCTAGCATTGAATTCGTCAAATCTTAAATCATCTCCAACATATAAATCGCCACCAACAAACAAATCATTGAATGTTGTAACAATACCTGTGAATGATGAAACACCCGCAATATTTAGTTGTTTAGAGAAAAACGTTTGACCACTAACTGTGGTAATCCCAGTAAATGTAGATACACCTGCAACAGTTAAACCTTTTTGAAACTCAGATACACCAAAGAATGTAGAGACACCAGTCATTCCGGCAGCTTCACCAACTGAAAGTTGTGAAACCGAGGCGATACCACCAATTACATTAGTCGCATTTTCAGCAGATATCGCACCACCAGAAGCAGCGGCAATGACTTTAACAGCATTAGATTGTCCTACACGAACTTTGATGTTTGCCATTAGCGAGTAACTCCCTCCCTGACTAATACATTCCCCTCAACCACTGTTTTTTTAGTTGATCCAGCACTTATAACTATGTCATAAACATAACGACCTGCTTTAAGTGTCGCTGTTGTTGACGCATCCATTGATAGAATTATTTGTCCATCAGTTACAGGAGAAGTAATGTCAACGGTAAAATCAGTTTTAGTTGATGCACCAGAATGTTTCCGCATTTGTGCAGCACCGCTATATCCAGTTAAATCAAACGCTGCGTTAGTGCTGGCAGATTCCAATGTAAATGTTTCTGAAAAAGTTGTGCCTGAATTAATTACAATATTCGATACATATACTGCCATCTATTTAACAATACTATATTATTTACTATTTATGACTAAGTTAATCCCCTCCTTCAAATCTTTCAGTGCATCTTTGATATCTTGAATATCACTTTTCATCTGATCAATCTCATTTTTCTTTTTTTCTGATGTTTTTAAACTACGT